GTTGAGCCGTCACATTCGGCAAAGAGGTGTCGAAATCCCCAAAACGGGCAAAAAACCGTTCAAATATTTTCTCCCGAAAGAGGAAATCGTAGCCATGTACCAAGCTGGCGCAAGTGAAAAGGCTATTGCCGAAAAATTTGGATGTAGCCGTACCATCATTCGCCCCATCCTTGTGCATGCCGGGATTCCCTTGCGCAGCAAGAGCGAGGCTAGCAAACTCCGCTACCGAAATACGACCAAAGAATACCGGCAAGCGCTCACGGCAGCGGCGCATGAAGCCGTGAAAGGCAGTATCACTCGCAAACAAGCCCTTGCGAGAGCCATTTCCAGAGAGCAGAGCGGAAATGAATCCCACCTCGGAGACGGAGAAGCCGAGATCGCACAGCGACTTGATGAGCTTGGCATTGTCTATGTTCGGCAAAAGGCTGTTGACATCTATAATGTCGATTTTGCCGTCGGTTCCGTCGCCGTGGAAGTCACTTGTGGAACCGTCAAATACCGTGGGGGCAACACCAAGGAGAACAAGCGCATTAAAAAGCTCCTCGAATGTGGGTACAACCCCGTTTGCATCGAGTTCTGTCAAAAAGAGGCTATCCTGCGCTGTCTTGACGATGTTGTCTCCCACATTCAGGAGGCCCGCCGCTGTCCACCCTTTGGTCGTGAGTATTGGGTGATTCGGTGTCAACGTAAGGATTCCACCGTCATCCGTAACGATTTGGGCCAATTTTCCAGCATACCAACGCCTGTACAATTTTTCTGCAAACGGAATGCCGTGCAGCTTTGACCCTCCGGGGAAGCAGTTCACCAGCTCCCCGGGCAGCACTTTTTTGCCTGCGGTGCTGTCGTACAGCCCCTCGTCCAGCTTGAACCGCTTGCCGTTCATCTGCATATGCGCTTTGCGGCTGCTCTTGGTTCCCGGCACATGCACCCAGATGCCTTCCGTGATGCCCAACTGTTTGTTCTCTGTGCGCTTGATAGCTTCACAAGCTTTGTTGTTTTGATCCCGGGCTATGGTTTTGGCGCGGTTTCTGGTTATTTCGTACCGTCGGGCCAGCTCCTCTTCCAAAAACGCCACATCCCGCCCCATGCTGACGGATCGTTGCACCAGCCCCGTCACCTCATCGAAATATTGCTGCGGGATGGATTTTATCAGTGAGACGTTTTCCGCTATCAACGCTTGGACTGTGTCGTTCATCACTCGCCCGGGATCCATTTTGACCGTCATCCCGGCAGCCTTGAACGCCGCACCGTAGGCACTGAGCGTGTGGCGCTGCGCACTGCCCACAAAGTCCCGCGCGATACGTTCCGCCGATTTTCGCCACCGCCGCTGCCAGTATGCTTGCAGCCGGCGCAATGCCCAAGCCAGCCAGTTGGATGGAGTTTCAGAAGGTGTTTCCGTCGTTCCGCCACCGGTTCCGGGCATGGCGTCTTGTGTGATTCTGGTCTCATTCTTCCGGTAGACGGCACGCAACCACCAGACAGTGGAGCGTTGCATCTCGTCGATCAGACGCTCAAGTTTTTTCCGGTATGCCGCTTCCACACCGGCATTGGCGTAAACCGGCCGCAGGAGCTTATCCATAGACGGCGCCTGCCTTGTCCATGTCATCCAGAGGCGCTCCCTCCTGGCGCACCAAAGCATCCGGCATGGGGGGGAGCTCTCCAACATCAATATGGCTGTACCCGCTATGCTGATCATCAGCCAGGGATTGGCGCACCTCCTCAACGGAGAGTATTCCCCTGTCCGTGTAGACCGCAGCCGTATCCGCCTTCACCTTCTGGATCTCAGCCTGGAGTTTTTTGTCCTCCTCCCCGAGTTTGTTGAAGGCGAAAGAAATTGTTGGGTCAATGCGACCCGTCAAATGCAGTTGCAGGCAGTCCAACACCGTTTTGAGGGGGGCGAGCATCATTTTCTGCTGCCGTGTCGCGATATGGTCGTAGTAGTTCCTGATGTCGCTTTCCCCCGTGGCATTGAAACCGGATGGGGAAATACCCAGCAACTTGACCGCAGGCGTCCGGTTGACAGCCGCCAAAAACTCCAAGGCCTGACGCACAATGTCTGTCACCCCTGAAAGCGGGGTCTCCAGCTTCACAACATCCTCGGCTTCTTTGTCCACAACGAGCACTCCGTCATTGCTCATGTTCTGGATCATGTACTTGATACGGCAATCCAGGTTCGATGCCTCTTGGGGGCCCAGCTTGCCGAGGCTGTCAAACATGTTCGTTTTGAAGACGGTCATGGAAAATTTTTTCAACAGCCGGTTTTCAGCCGCACGGCACTCCTGGAAGTGCAGGACGTAATCCCAAAGGATCTGGGCTTGCGGGATGCCCAGGAAGTTGTAGGCAGGTTTGAGCAGGATAGGGACCTCATTGCCGACGACGCGCAGCAGGCGCGAGGCATGGACCCGCTGTCCCAGCACCCACCATTCCGTAGGTGCGTAGTAGTCCGGCTGGAGAGGATTCAGCGAGTTGTAATTCCCGGG